ATATAAGATGTAATCATAGATAAAGCTTGTATTTTACTACAATTCTTAATCATCTTTACCATATCCATATTGTTTATTTTTAATGTACTGCCTGTTGTCTTAAATATTAAATATCTTAAAAACTCATCTGCATTTTTAGGCATTATATTATATTTTTCATATAATGTTGTTTTTATTTCTTTATTCTTTATTTCATCAAATCTATCTTTATCAATATAATCTGATAATACCATTATATCTTTTACTGTTTGTTCTGATAAAGCTATTCCACTTGTTAATAAAACCATTAATTTATCTGTTAGTTCTTCTTCTGTTAATGGTCTTATTGTTATTAATTCTAAATTATCTACATTTAATTCAGGTATTTCTAATTTCTCTTTAGGTAAATATACTAATTCACTATCATATAAACCTAAACTTTCAAAACCATAAGTAGTTATATAATGAATTATTTGTTGAGTAATTAAATCTTCAATAGGTGCATTTCTTACTATTTCAAAATCTTTATGAAATGTACTATTCCATTTTTCCCCATCTTTTCCATACATCTCTATTGCTTGTTTAACTACTTCTTCATTTGCAGAACTTGGTATTAATAAACCATACTTCAAAGCTTGTTCATTAATCTCTTCTACTTTTTCCCCTAGATATCCTTTGAATAATCTCAATATTTCTTTTTCCATATTTTCACTCCTTTTATTATAGTGTCGATAAGTAAATCACAAATCCAAATTTTGTTGCTAAATGCTAGCTTAATAGGAACTTACTATGACACTTCAATCTTATATTTAATAGAACGAGAAGTAAAACTAACAATGTAAAAGATTGTTGCCAAGCGAGGCATATAAGGAACTTCTTTTGTTCTATACTTACTATTTAATAGACGGAAAGTATAAACCGTGCTCTACCAACTGAGCTAACTTCCTCATTATGAGAAAGTGTAGGACTCGAACCTACGACCTCGTGGTTATCAGCCACTAAAATTAGGAACTTTCTTTGTCTATATTAATCAAGTTAAACGACTAGGAGTATATCTTAAATGGTTCATTTTATGGAGTGGGTCTTTCCCCACAGTCTTTTAGGAACTCCTTATGTCATTTTTTTATTTAAGGCGAAAACTATAACTTAATCCTAATTGGCAGGATTAGTAGGAGTCGAACCTACAATAACCATATCATAAAGGAAGTTTTTATGCCTTAATTTTATTATTTAGTTTCTACTTCATAAGAACCAAAATTTCCGCCTTTTTCCGTTCGCATCTCTCCTAATCCACAACTAAATCCTCCTAAATTTATGAAATTTAATAGTTGTTCTAATGAATAAGCATTTTCATTATATTTCATTTTAAATGTCATGCTCCATCCATCAAATTCAGGTCGAAATCTTACATCTGTTCCACCATGAGCTATCCTTACATAATCTTGTCTCATTTTTACTTCTTCATACTTTATTTCTACTAATTCTTCGGGTATTAAAAATGCTCCTTGTAAACTAACTTTATCAGGTGTCATTTTATTTCTATATGCTCCACTTACTATACTAGCTTTTATACCTTTTGCAGGAAACCCAAATTTTGCTCCCTCTTTTAATGCTTTTTCAAAACTTTCTTCTGTAAATTCTTCAGGCATTGGTGTTAACCAATAATTTGCTCTCATAAAATCTTCTACAGGGTTTCTTGGTTGTTTCTCTTTAGCTACTTTCATTTGTGTATCTAATATCTGTTGTTGACTCTTTTCACTAAAATTATTCACTATTAATGGTGATACCCCTTTTATTGTTATTTCTACCTCTTTAATCTTTATAGGTTTTAATGTTATCTCTGCTTTTTCTGTTTCTTTCTTTTTCATTTTCAAAATTCACTCCTTTTTCTTTTTTTATTAATATAACATAAAATGTTTAAAATGTAAACATTTTTTTATAAATAATTTCTACCATATCTTTTTATAAAATCTTCTGTTGTTTTATTATTCAACTTTAACCAATACAATTCTGCTTGTTTAATTAAATCTAAATCTAAACTATGTCCATTCTTTCCATGGACCCCATTTGTTCCCTCATGATGTTCATAACATAAATATACCCATAAACCATCTTCTTCGGCTTTCTTCCTATTTCTTAAACCTTTCATAATGTGATGTTTATGTAAATTAATTTTACTATTGCATACATAACATTTCTTTTCTTCTTGCAATAATGATTTACCCATTATCCCACATTCTCTTTAACTCTTCTAATTCATTTGGAGTCTTAGTCTCTATATCTAATTGTTTTGCCTCTTCTACAACTCCATCTATGAATATGCTCATCTCTTTTGTATCATATTCTGATGTACCCTTAAAAATCTTATAATGAGTAAATTCTTTATTATTTAATACACTTGTTCCTGCTTTCTCATAATATTTAAAAAATCCCTCGGGGTTAATTGAAGAAAGTACACTCACCATTTCTTGTTGCCCATAATCTTTTAACATCTGTAAATATACTTCTTCTTTCGATTTTCTTAATACATTCCCTATTTCTGTTATTAATTTCCATGCATAAGCATTTGCATTTAAACTTCTTTTTTCTTTATATTCTTTTATTTCGAATATTTTATCTTTTTCTTGGTTAAATAACCAATTTATTATTTCTTGTACATTACCTGTCATATTAATTCCCACTTATATATATCATTTTCAAATATATTTTTTTTAATTTTATCTGATAAATATTTATTACTATAATTCATGTATACAGACCCTTTGCTCATACTATTAAATATTTTTTCTTCATGTGTTTTTTTATTAATTATTTTCACCTTTTTTTGGAAAGAATATAAACCATTATTAAAACCTCTCCTAATATTTTCTGCCAAACTAACTAATTCTAAATTGTTAAGATTATTATTAAGCCTGTTTCCATCTATATGGTCAACTGTTAACTTATGATTATCTATATCTTCATTATAAAATGTAAATGCCACTAGTCTTGCAACTAAAAATGTTTTATTCTTTCCATCTTTCCACAAATCAACTTTATAACCTGTTTTATGTGCGTTTTCATTTATACATTTATATTTTAAAATTCTATCTTTCCAATGTCTTACACCATGCTTTTTAGTATATGTTGTTTTATTAAATGTTCTAACTCTTCCTAAATTGCTTACTTGGTATCCATTATAATCAGGTATATTTTTCCATATTTCTTCCATTTTAACACCTCATTAATATTATACCATGCTTGCCGACAAGATATATACCATTTTAAAAAGGAAGGTCATCACTTGTTATTTTTATTTGTTCTGTTTTATCAAAATCTGTTTTTATACTATTTCCAAAATCTTCATAAGGATTTTTTTCTTCTTTTGGTTTACTTGATAATATGTTTATACTATCGGCAACTATATAAGTTCTTTTATGATAATTTTCTTTATCATCTTTCCATGTATCTACTCTTAATTTTCCTACTACTTCTATTTTGTCACCTTTTTTTGCATATTCATCTAAATACTCGGCTTTCTTTTCAAAACATACAAAATCTATAAAATCACAATCATACTTTCCTGTTTCTTTGTTCTTTATACCTTTTCTTACTGCTAATGTATTCTCCATTACTGATTTATTATTTCCTGTATATCTTAATTCTAAATCTTTGCATATCGTGCCCGTTATTGCTATAATATTCATTCTTTTTCTCCTATCAATTCTTGTATTTTTTCTTTTTCTATTCTTTCAATTTCTATTAACTTTCCTAATCCACCTTTAGGTAACCATAAACAATATAATTTTTTAAATTTCTTACCTATTGCTAACTCATACATACTTAGTTGCCATGATAAATACTTTTTATCTAATTCTGCAGTTGTTTTTATATCTATTAAACTTTCTTCATCATTTACTAAGGCAATCATGTCATATTTACCTGCATAAATGCCTTTATAACAAACTACTTCTTCTTGGGATAATACTTTTATACTATATTTTTCTTTTATCTCTAAATACTGTTCTATTGATGCTTTTACATATACACTTTCTAATTGATATTCTTCTTTTTTTTCTAATTTCTCTATTGTTGAGTGTATTTTATTTCCATATTCACTTTTTCTTTTCAATATTTTTGTTGGTATGCCATCATATTTATTTAAAAATATTTTTTCTAAAATTTGTGTTACACTTGGTATTATTATTCCTGCTTTTAAATAAATATGCCCATCTTCAATAAATTCTAAATCATCAATCATAATATACTTCATATCCTTTGCATTTTTTTGACCTTTTATTTAAAACATTACTTATAGCAGATTTACCAACTTCTAAATATTCACTTGCTTCTTTTTCTGTATCAAATTTTAATATTTTATTATCTTTTTTTAATATTATATTTTTTGCATTCCAACATTCTTTACCTTTTTTAGGTTTTATTAATTCATTTTTAAATGCATGATTTATATTCTGTTTACAAGTACACCATTCTAAATTTGAAATATTGTTATCTTCTTTTATACCTGATATATGATTTACTTGAGGTAAATTTTTAGGATTAGGTATAAATGCTTCTGCTACTAATCTATGTACTTTTTTTGTTTTATTATTTATTCCAACAACTTTATATCCATTTTTATCACTACTTTGTTTCAAAATAATCTCTTTGTATGAATATTGGTTCTTCGTTTTTTTAGGTAAACTCTTTACTCTTCCATAATTACTAACTTGATAGCCTTTGCAATTACAAATATCTTTCCAAATTTCTTTCATACTTCTATTGATATGCTAATACTAGGTTTTACATCACTTGTTTTTGTATATTCTTCTGCTACATCAGGTAATTCTTGCTTTAATCTAGTACTATCTATTGTTTTTCTTACTGAACCTTTTTTATAAATTATTTTTACATCTTCATTTGGTGTTTCCCAATGGGTTACTCCATACTTTTCCATTGCCTCTAACAATTCTTCTTTTAATTTCTTTTCTTGTATTTCAAAAGCTATTTTTTTTCTTTGATAATCTTTTAACATCTCTATGACATTTTCGGCTATTTCTAATTGATTATTTTCTTGATTAAATGTTACTAATTCCATTTTACTTCTCCTTACTATCAGAAATTATTTTGCTTGCTTCATATACTGAAAGTTCATCTATTTTCTTTTTATTTATTTTTTCTAAAATATCTTTCAACTCTAATTTCTTTTCTGCATAAATTTCTTTTATTAACTCTAATTGTTTATCAGTTGCTTTTATAAACTTAACTTCTTTTTCTTCTTCTTTATTTTCTACATTATCGCTAAATTCTTCTGCCTCACTATCTGAATAAACACCACTATAAGCAAGTTTACTATTTTTTAAAATAACTCTATCCATACATCTTTTTAAAGCCATTGCATAAGGATAATCATTTGTACAATTCTTAGAACTAACTTCACCAATTTCAAATATACGTTGTTTATCATCTCCAAGTTTAGAACTATCATACTCAAAGATTAAACTATCATTATAAGTTTTACTATCACTATCTGAATAATAATATCTTACACAATCTGGATTGAACTTTAATTCATCAGGTAATGTATCATTTATCTTTAAACAACCATTATGACTAATTATTAATCCTGTATATGCCATTTTACCTGTTTTTGTTCTATTCATTAAAATCCAAAAATCACTTTCTTCTAATACATCTTTGTATTGTTCTGACTCTAACATTTTAATGACTGCCTTTTTTGCAGTTTCATATTTAGGACTTTTCCATACAGGTAATTCCTTATTATCTTTTGCACTATACTCTAATTCTTTTTCTCCAAAATTATATACTTTTTTCATTTTTGACCTCCTCATTTAATAAATTTATTATAACATAATAATTTTGAATTATAAATATTTTTTTATTAATTTTAACATTTTAATATTTAACTTATACAAATCAACTTTTGTTAATAATACTGTTTCTTTCTTATTTTCTCTTTTATCTTTTACATCTTGTTTAATTAACAATGTAGTCATTTCTTCTATGGCATCATCTATTCTATTCATTCAATAAATTCTCCTTTTTATTTTCTATTTGTAATTCTACTATTTGTTTATCTTTTAAAGCATTATATTCTGCCATAAATTCTTTTTTATTCCATGTTTGTTCTTCTTGATTAGATGTACATACTCGATAATATCCGATATAACTTAATACTTTTGCAGTATATGGGTTTAAACTTTCTAATGCTTGCTCTTCTCTATATGAACCAAATCTATGTATTGTCTTTATTACTTCTTCCCATTCATCTTCTGCACTTGGCATATCTTTTAACCTACTTTTTGCGATTTGTTCTTTAATATGTGCAATAGTTGGTAAATACTTTTCTGTATTAATTAAAACTTTTACTGCATTATTTAACTCTTCTTCTGAATAATCTTTTAAAAATGAATACCATACTTCAATTTGTTCTTTTGTAAATTCTTTGTTATATGCTATTCCCATATATGTAATTATTTTTAAAAACTTCTCTTTATTCATACTGCCTCCTATAACACATCACTAAAATCCATATTTTTTGCTAAATCTTTAGTTGTTATACTCTTTTGTTCTTGATTAAGATATCCCTCAAACTTTGTTCCAAATAATGTCTCTGGTCTTAAATATTGGTTCATCTTCTTATCATTTATCCATTCATTAACTTTATTATCAATAACTTGTTTAAAATCTTCTAAAACAAATCCCTCATTAAGTCGAGCATTAATATGTCTTTTTGTAGTTTTTGAACTAACTTTAAAATTTTTTCCTGTCTTGTCATTCAAATATTTTACAATTTGCTCGACAATATATCTATTCTCTTCTATTCTATTCTCTTCTATTCTATTCTCTTCTAGGTAAACTTTTGTTAAACTTTGGTTTAACTTTGGTTTAACTTTGGTTAAACTTACATATTTTTGAGTTATTTCATCATACCCTAAAAGGCCTTTTTCTTCTTGATAAATTGTTGGTTTTAACTTGTTTTTATCTATATAATTATTCCTTTTCCAATCTGTAATTACAATGACTCCACTATTAAATGGTATTATATATCCTTTAGCTATTAAAACCTTTAAACTATCCTCTGTGCCTCCATACAAACGCATTACTCTTTTTGGGCTAACAAATCCCTCATCATCTGCTTCCATACCTAACAAAAAATATAAAGCTTTTGCATCCATTGGCAAATCTAAGAAACTATCTTGATTAATTATTTCAATATCAAACATTCTTTTTCTTGCCATTTATGCCACCTCAAAATAATCACTTATTTCTGCTTCTGAATTAACTATCTTAGTTAAACAATAAGCAATAGGCTTAGGACATACTCTATGCCTATTTAAAATTAATGATGCATAAGTTCTTGATATCCCAATCTTTTCACTGAAATAACCTGTTTTATATGATTTTCTTAGCTTTTCTGCAACATCTTTCTTCAAAATATATTTCATAATCTTACCTCCTTTACAATTTAATTATAACATTCATATTTTACAAATTAAACACTTTTTTTAATAAAAAAAAGATATGTTTTATATCTCTTTTATTTATTACCATTTTAACTTATCTTTTAAATAATTTATGTCAAATTCTCTTCCTTTTACCATTTGTGTAAATATATCTATCATGTCTCTTAATAACTGATAACAGTGTATTTCATAAGCCTGTTCTATAGTAAATTCTTCATAAACATTATATAAAATTTCTCTATATAATTTACTTATTTCTTCAAAAGTTAAGTTATCTTGCAACTCTTTTTTATATTTATATATTTTATCCATATCCATAATTATTTATACTCCTTAAAAGCCTCTTTCCATAATTCTAACATTTCATCATCTTCATAAAAAAATGGGTCTTTTTTACATGTTCCTAATACATTCATAATTAGTTGCCCAAATCTCCAATCTGGCACTTTCTCCCATAACTTTTCTATCTCTTCTAAAAATGGTTTTATTCTCTTTATATCTCTCATATTATCTCTCCTATTTCTTGTAATATTTTTCTACAAGCATTTGTATCACTTGTTGCATAAGTTTCTATTGCACTATTTTCTATGATATTTTTTATTCTTTTTAATTTTTCTATTAACATATCTCTTTCATCTGCTATTTTCATAATTGCATAGAATAAGTTTCTTGCAGGTTCTTCTAGTTGCTCTACTCTATTTTTTTTAAATACTTTTAATGTTTCAATTAATTCTTCATCACTCATAAACTAACTCACTTTCTATTTCACTTTCTAAAATCCAATAACCTAAACCTGTTTTTATAACATGCCCATAATATACTTTTTCGTTTTCATCATCATTTGCTATAAACCAATTATTTCTTCTAACAAAATTATAGGTTGCTATATTCATCATAAACCCCATATCAAGTATATCTTTTAATGTGCCTTGTTTTTCTATTACAAACTCTTTACCTCCAATATTTTGGTGCATTATTGAGTCTATTAATTTTACTTTTTTAAATTTGTTTAATTCCTTAATCATAATTCTACCCCTCTACAATAATATTTTAATTTTGACTCTAAAAGTTGAGCTTTAATCTTCTTTATTTCATTGTATCTAACACCACTTGCTAAAATTTTTTCTAACACATAAGGCAAACCATATTTTTCTATTTCTGAATTATCTAATTCTAAACAAAATCCACATTTAACATAACTGTCTATACTTGATACATAGATATTATTTATATCATTATATTCATATATTTTAGGCATTGGATTTTTATAACCACTAAACAATAATACTATACTATCTCTTATTGGCTCTCTTATGATATCTCTTAATTTAATGTCTATTAAATCTTGAGGTGTAACTGATACTAAATTTTCTATAGGCTCATTAAAGTCAAATAATGTGCCACAATATTTGCATTTATGATTAAAACTATGTTCTAAAGGGCTACCACAATTTTTACAATTTCTTTGTATCATACTTTATCCCTCCTTTACATTTCTATAAGTTCTAATTTTAATTTATCACATATTTTGTTAGTTATTAAATTCCCACTAATATCTCTATAACCATCTCCAAATATGCTTTGTTTTTCTATTTTACCAATATAAAAATCTTTTTCTTTCCCCATTATGTTTACTTTTACTTTATATTCATTTATTTGCCCTAAACTGTCTAAATGATATTCAGTTCCACAATATTCACATTTTTGATTTTTTAAAGGTGCACCACAATTTATACAATTTGTTCGTATCATACTTAATTCACCCTTTCTAATAACTTTTTCATTTTTTGTATAAATACATGACTGTCTAATTCATTTGTTATTCCATAATTGCTTTGTTTCTCATATATTGTTACTTCTTCCTTAATCTCTGATAATATCTTTCTTAAATATCTGTTATCTCTTTGTAATTTTTTATTATTATCTTTCAATTCCTTTTTAAATAACATTGTTTTGCCCCCTTTAATTCTTTCCAATAATTCTTTATATGTAATTTTTGCAACAACCATTGATACCATTTTAACTTTTTACAATAATAGAATTTTATTTTGTCTTTTCTTAAATCTGGATGCATATTATTTATTCTCCTTTTGTATTGTAAACTTTTCAAATTCACTTTCATTTATACTTTCTAATAATTCTTCTATATCTTTATTACTTAATTGAGATAAATAATACTCTATTTCTTTTTTTGTTTTTTCAAGTCTTTTTTCCACAATTTTTCTTATAGCCTCTTCTCTTGAAATTTTAGTTGTATAATATACACTCATAATCAATTCACTTCCTTATCTAATATTTCTTCAATTTTATTTAATCTTTTTCTACAACAAGGTTTTGCGTATAATAATGCAGTTGTTGTATTTCCAGTATCTTCTATCAATATTTCATTTTTCAATTTATTTACCTTTTCTCTAACTTCTTTTATTATGTTTTCTTTTTGTTGTAATTCCTTGTCTTTCTTTAAATAAATATTTTTTAATTCTGTTGCATAATTATAATCATAATCTTTGCATATTCTATTTATTGCTCTATTAAAAAATTCTTCTTCGCTCACTCTTTTTCACTTCCTTTTAGTTCTTTAATTTTATTTATTACTGGTAAAATATCGTCATTAAATGATAAACAATTATTCCACTCGTTAGAATTATATTTAGTAAATGTTAATTCTCTTATTTTATATAATTCTTTTTCTAATTCATTTATGATATTATTTAGTCTTTCTATTTCTTTTTGTGAATTAATTACGTAATCTGATAAGTCTTCTAATAGTTCATCATTTTGATTTTCCGCAAACCTAATTAATATTTTTTCTTCTAATTCTTTTGGCTCAATAGCACATAATTTCACTCTTTATCACTTCCTAAAACTTTCTTAATTTTGCTTAAATATTTCTTAGAAACATATATTCTTTTGTCTTTATATTTATCTTCTAATTGATTAATTAATTCTAACGCTTCACTTAATTGTTCTCTATGCCTTAATGCTTCTTCTCTCCAATCTTTTAATAAACCATCTTTTGAAAAATGATATGTTATGCTTTGAACATTATCAAAAATATTTTCTTCGCTCACTCTTTATCACTCTCCTTTACTTTTTCACATAGATATACAATGCTTTTATATCTTCTTAATTCTTCTTTTAATCTTTCTATTTCTAACCCTTGTTCTACAACCTTGTCTTTTAATTTCTGATATTCATCTTCGGCTCTATCAATAACATTGCTCAACTCTTCGTTACTCACTTCTCTTTCACCCTCTTTACTTTAACTTCCTCTGTTTTACCATTGAATTGTTCCAATATTTTTTTAATATCTTTTAATTCTTCTATTGTGAACTTTCTATAATCCAATTCATAATATAATTTAATTAAAACTTCATACATTTTTATTACTCCTTTTCTAATGATTTAATAAAAATATACCATTTTTATATAAAAAAATGCCATATAACAAGCAAAATATTCTTTATTGATAAAATCCCTATCTTTTACTCTTTTGCCTCTATATGACATATTTTTATATCTTTTAATCAAATGTTTCTACAAATTCTTTATTCTTTTGCATCTTTAAAACTTTATTTAACTGTCTTTTATATTTACTTTTTGCTTGTTTAATTATATCTTCATCTTGTTTTGATATTCTAGCTACATAATATTCAAATTCTAAATCTGCTAATCTTTCTTGCATTTCTTTTTCCATAATATCACCCCTTTTACCAACTCGACCGATAATAAAACTCTGAATAAAATCCTAACTTACTTAACTCTTCTTCTTCTTTTAATACTTCTTCTAAACTTTTTATTGTATATTCTATATCATTCATATAAAATTCATCATAATTTGTACTGCCAAAGAAACATCCACTACATGTTGGTAATATCTTAGATATCTCTTCTGCATTTTCTATAATCTTACCATCTTCTAAAATAGGTTCCCATTTCCCATCTTTTAATGTTTCCCCTACTGAAACTTTATCTTCTTTTAAAATGGCTTTTTCTTTAACTTCTTTACATAAACTTAATAATTTTTTTAAATCCTCTAATCCTACATCATAACTTCTACAATCATCTATACCATTTTGTACATTATCTACAAACCATTTATGTATCTGATTAGCTTTTCTCCAATAACATACTGACTCTTCTATATATGATAATCTTTCAAATTTTACAGGTAATTCTTTACCATCTATTAATATATGTGCTTCCCCTGTAACATTTCTATGGTTCCATTCTGCCCCTACATATTTCTTTCTTGTTAAATACATATCTAGTCCGATAAGTCTTCATCTGCCTTTCTACTTGATAAGAATGTAACTTTTTCTGCAATTAATTCTATTTTATATTCATCATCTACTTTTACTGATTGTATTCTACCTTTAACCCCTAATATATCTCCTTTATTACAATATTCTTTTGTATTTGTTGCTATATTTCCTCTTAATATAAACTCAATAAAATCTTTTTCATATTCTCCGTCTGCATTTTTAAAATTTCTAGGAACTGCTAAAACAATTTTAGCATATTCTCCACTTTCTAATTTCTTAATTTCAAAATCACTTGCTAATCTTCCTACAACAATAATTTGATTTAACATTTAATTCACTCTCCTTATTTTATTTTCAACCATTCATGGCATACTTTACTTTCTTCATGCCTTAATTCCCATATTTTATCATCTATCTTTCTTTTTAATTCCATTAATTCAGTCTCTTCTTCTTGCATTTTTAATGATAAACTATGTAAATGATGTTTCTTATACACATTATTTGAAAACTTTTCTGTATCTACATTCTTAGCCTGTTTTAATAATAAATCTGCATTATCAAACATTTTAAAATCCCCCTTTATTTAACAATTCATTTAATATAAATACTAAAAACTTAATTGTTAATTCTTCCCCATTCTTTTTATAATCAAATTCTTTTATTAACTCTACAATCCTCTCAAATTCCATATATCCCTCCTCTTAAACTTATATATATTATAACATAATATGTTTCAAATGTAAACATTGTATTTCATTGATTAACACTTAACACAAAGGAAAAGCACCTAATCAAGGTGCTAGAGTGAATTTCCATACCATGCCTTTGCAATCATATTTAAAGTTATAAAGGGGTCAAATAAATTTATTAGATTGCTAAATTCAGTATACCATATTTTAATTATTTGTCAACTTCATATAAATATGTTGAATACACCCAAACTTCATGCCCATTTAATATTAATTTTGCACTATTTGTTGGTATATCTATTTCTTGTACTTCATATATATTATCATTTTTTACATAACTTACTCCACCTACTACAATATCATCTTGTCCGTTTTCATTACCACCAACATCTACTTCTTTCCAATCATCTAATGGAATCCAATGATAATCTTTTGCTTTTTCATTGTAATAAGTGTTATATGAAACTCCTGTTAATTTTGTATTTCCAAACCAATTTGTTCCTCTCTTAATAATATCTACTTTAAATACTCCATCAAATCTTACTTTACTTCCTTTATATAAAATTTGGTCTGCTTTTTCTCCCTCATTATTTACAGGTATTTGTGATAAATATTTCCAATTGCCTCCAAACCCATAAATAATATTAGTATTATCTGCAAAATAACAATCATCAGTATCTGTTTCATTAGGGAAACAATAAATATCATATCTATTCTTTTGCCAATTAGAAATATCATATTTATGTTGAGCAATCTCAATATGACAATGTACTCCTGTAACTTTACCACCATTTCCTGCTTTATCACCCATATTGCCAAGTTGTTCCCCCTGCCTTACTATCTGACCTATTTGAGCATCAAAACTATTGTCATGTGCCGTTACAAAAGTTGCATAATCAATATTTCCATTTGCAAATCTTACTTTTTCTAATGATTGCCACATACCTTGCCCATTTGCTAAATCTCTCCATATTAATTTACAATCACATGGTGCATAATAAGGATATTTTACACCTGCATAAGCTCCTCTTACATCATTAGCTCCTGTACCCCTATGAGTGCCCATATTTGAACCTTGAGTAATGTATAAGTCTGTGAATGGGCAAAGAAAATCCTGTATTCCACCTCTTACTGATTTTTGACCTTTATACATATTATCCCTCCTTATATACTTTACTTCCTAAAAAGAACCCCAATACTACATTTAAAGCACTTTTCAATTCTTCTGGTACTGCTAATTGTCTTATAACACAATAAGCAAACAACAATATTATCGCAACTGTTAAGAAACTTTTTAAATCAGTCCATGCTTTTTTCATCTAACCACTCCTAACTTATTTTCATTAATACTATTGAATAATTAAAGTCTGTATCACTTGAACCTGGGAACCAAGCATTTACATATATTTTATTTTCTCTAAAAGCGATTGCTCTTGGTATCATACTATATAATAACCCCATTGAAACTGAAAAGTTATATCCATACTCTCCCCATGTTACATTAGTTCTACTTGAATTTGATAAACCAAATGATACTACTACACAATTATTCATATTAAATCCTGTAGGATAGTCAAGTTGCCAAGTTGTTTGAGTATCATAAGTAGCATGTGGTGATGCAGTTAAAGTTTGCACACCTGTTATTACATAAAAATTATCTCCATGTATTTTTTCTTTTAAATTCCCAAAAGTAGTCTTTTTTGTTTCATCATTTATTGTATCTACTATTGGTAATAAATCTTCACTCTCTAATGATGTTTTCTCATTTAATTCTGATATTTTTATACTTGCCATATTTCCTCCTTTTAAGCCGTTCTATGCCATCTTTTTACTACTATATAAGGTTGTACAATATTGTGAGGTTGTCCCCCTCCTTTATTTTGAACTGCCCACATTGAACTTCCCGTTGATTGTGAACCAAAAGGCACAGTTTCTGCTTTACCTCCTGCATTATAATTACCTAACAAATTATGACTATGAGATGGCATTTCATTAATAGTAAGTGTATGTTCTTTTTCTCCTCCTATTTGATTTACACTACTGAAATCTGAGTCCGAACTATCTAATGCTATTAGTACTCTTCCTCCTGTATCTTCAACCCATGTTCCTCCCCATACATTATTAGGGTTAAATGTTGTATTTGATGTTTCATAATAACTTCCTACAGGATATATTACATCTATAAATGCTCTTAATTCACTTGCTTGTACTAATCTTTCACCATTTGCATAAGCATTTCCTCTTGCTCTTATAGTATCGGCTATTACATCATCACCTTTATTGCTAGTTGTATATTCACTTACATTTTTTTCAGGTAACTCTGTATATATATTTTCTTCTATTCCTGTTTTAATTGTTACTTCACTATTTAACAACAAACATTTATATTCTCTATTATTTACTCTCACACTATAATAATCAAGCCATTCTAAATATAATATACCATAAGTTGAAAAATCACATAAATTAAAATCTACATTATTTATAAAACTAAAAATATTATTTGCTATATCCGTTGAATGTGCATCCCATATATTAGTATCATTTAATATTATATTGTTTTTTACTTCAAATAATGTCATCCCATTAGCTACAATGCTTTGTGTATCTTCTACATACTCTGTCTTTGTTTCATCTGTTCCTGACATATTTAAAGCATTAATCTTTCCATATATACTTTTAAAAACTATATTTTTATCTTTAAATGGTTGTTCATCTATTGTGTCAACTATATCTACATTTTCATTATCAACTATCCACTCATTATTTTCTTCTACTATATTACCTAACAACTTAATTTTTAAATCATTATTTTCTACATACATAGAAACACCAAAATATTGGCATAACAAATCTAATAAATCTCTATATGTTATCTTAGCTTCTTTTATTACATCTATATTTATTTGATAATATTTATCTTTTATCATTCCATAAGGTGTTGGTGTTATTCCATCTTCTTCATATAATGAGTCATCAAAATTAATAGACAATATATTACATACTTTTTTTAAAAGTTCATCTCCTGTAGGGTTACCTATAAAATTTAATTCATCACCTATTTTTATCATGCTTTTTAACATAAAATCATAACATGTATAAACATAAGTTTTTGTGTCATTTTGATATTCTTTTTTATAAATTATATAATTACCATAATCTAAATACTCATATCCATTATCTGTTTTTATTCCAAATTGATAATTTATAACATTACCTAAATCTAAATTCAAATCACTTTCAAAATCTATTTCTTTCATTAATGTAGATAATATTTCACCTTTTATTATCTTCTTAATCATGTATATGTTTCTATCATCTATTTCAATACCTACATCACTATCACTAACTTTAGCAATTATTTCTAAACCATCTTCTGTTAGTATTGTTTCATCATTTTGAGTTGCTAACATTAATGGTGCATAAACTCCTATTTTGTTCTTATATTCTCTACCAAACCTAAACAAACTTTCTTTAAAATCTGCACTATGAGCTATCATATTACACCCTCTTACTTACTGATATAAAAGAACATGAAAAACCTTGATTTTTCTTTTGACTTTTTATTATGTCTTTATTTAATATTTCATAATCTCCCGTATATGTAGTCATTACTGCATAATCTCTTTTATATGGGTCATAATATCTTACAGTCTGTCTTGGGGCATCTAAAACAGGTATTATAATTTCTAATTCTTCTTTAGTTAATTTCCTAAATTGTAAAATTATCTTAGGGAAAATCCCAACTAATGTTGCAACCATATCACCATTCAAATTACGCCCACTATCTGAACCCCATAATTTATTATAACTGAATTTTGCTTCTAATATATACTGCCCCATATTTATACCACTTATTACTATACTATCTTTATCTATAAACATCTTAACTACCTATTTAACAAGAAATTATTATTATTATTAATCTCTGTTACCTTTCTTGCTATTGTTCTTCCATCTATATCTGTTACGTTTGTTAGATTTACTGTAATATACTTTCCTATTGTTGAACCTAATTCTTCTAATAATTGACTATCTGATAATGGTAAATAAGCTTCTCTTCCTGCTTCACCTGCAATAGCTCTTCCACCTGCAACAGGTACCCCTTGCCCTGGATTATTTAATATTGTTCCTTTTGCAAGTCTCGGCAATTTTATAGTACCTAACTTTCCAACTTTAATTCCAGGAACTGCATTTATAACATCTAATAATCTGTTGATTGCATTTATAGGCCTATTTAATTGGGTTTCAATTAATAATAATACTGCATTTATTATTCCCCTAAATATATCACCAATTGTATATCCAATTGTTTGTACTATTGCTTTCGCCGTTCCTGCCAAAACGCTCAGAACAGTAAAAAATATACCTTCTATTGTTTTTACAACTCCCCAAAATATATTTTTTATTCCTTCCCATGCTTGTTTCCAATTTCCTGCAAATACACCTTTAACAAATTGAATTATTCCATCTAATATTTGCTTTAAACCTTTAAATGTTGTGTCAAATCCGATTATTATTCCTTTAAACATGGTTATAAAAGTCTGATATATATTTGCTACTTGGTCACCAAAAAAATCTCTTATTGCTCCCATACTATCTTCTAACCACTTTATTCCATTTACTAAAAAAGCTTTTATTTCATCCCAATATTTTATTATTGTCCCAACTATCAAGATAACTGCTCCTGCTATAATCCCTGGCAATCCTAAAAAAATTATTCCTAACCCTATTACAAATACTCCAATTCCTTGAATAATTTTTCCAAAATTCTCCCAAGTTGGATTGTTTAAATAATCGAGTAAACCTTGTATCGCATAAACGAGTCCAGCCACTGCAACTCCTACTCCTAAAATTTCTTTCCAAGATATCTTATCAATAATACCCAATTTTTTTAAAAATTCTTCTAATTTTAAAGCCGCTAATGCCCCTGCAATTCCTAATAATGCCGATATGACTAAATCTTTATTTTCTGCAATCCATTTTATCCATTCAGGCACTTCACCATCAAGTTCTAATGTTGGCATTGCCATGTCACCTACACCACCTACATCACCAATACCTCCACCACTTGCTCCTCCTGTTGAACTATTATCTTGTAAAATATTCATTTCATCAAATCCTGCTAATTGTTTCTTTAATTCTTTGGCATTTTTTGATGCTTTGCCTAAATTCTTTGATGACTCTTCTGTACTTTCTTGCATCTTCATAAAAGCATCTTTACTTACATTTGCTAATATATTAATTCCAAACCAAGCATTTATGATATATGCAACATAAGTTATCACTTTTGTTAATAAATTTATTATGTTTTTTATTTTTGAACTTATCATATCTGCAACTGCACTTGTAACAGGTGATAATGCTTCTCCTATTACATATACTAGATATTTTATATTTGATATTAATTCTTTATTTGCTTCTGCTACTTTTTTAAATGCTTTTACTAAAACCATGCCTGCTAACCCTATTACTCCTAAAGTTGCCGATAGTCCCATAGATGCTAATGTTGCTTTTAACATTGCTTTCCCAATACTTGCTATTGTTACTTTAACTACTGTTAAAATACCACCTATAGCTCCTATTATTCCTTTTATCACTCCACCTACTACTGATAAACCTTTTGAAAATATGCCTGTAATTGAACTTGCTAAATTTTTAATTGTTCCTTTTACTTTACTTAAACCTTTATTAAAAGATTGTGATACATCATGAGCCGTTACTTTTTTATCAATATCTTTTAACCCCTCATCTATTCCTTTTGTATCTATCTTAGTACCAACTACAATTTTCCCATTTTCTTGCATTAAACAACCTCCTTTCTACAAACCTATTATTTTGTTTATTCTTTCCATGCTTTCCTCTTGCTCTTTTGTTAAATTATTCTCTTTTTTATACTTCTTTAAAGCAACCTGTTCTTTTGCCTTAGCCATCTTTTGCCTTTCCTTATTATCTTTTATTTGTGATACATCATAATTTCTTAAATTTCTAACTCTATTTAATGCACAACAATTACCAAATTCACTATTGCTTAAATTATTCAAATCATTATAAAAATCTTCCCAACTTAAATATTCCATGTCATAAGGGTTGTATTTATAATCATAAATAAAGCTACTTCTAATTAATGCTCTATCCTCTATATAATCCATATCAGGTTGTTCTTTACTACCAATCATTTCTTTACCACATAAAAGCCATTTTTTTACCCATTTTAGCAACTTTTCATAATGACTAGGGTTATCTAACCCCTCACTCCCAAAGACCGTGCAAATGATGCCTAATGCCCTCTCACAATCTCCTATTGTTTCATCTGTTGCTATCTTATTACACTCTATCGCTACTCTAAAATCAGTGTTTGCTTCATATATAGTTTCGCCTATTTGTATTTTTTTCATTCTATCACTTCTATTTGTTCTTTACTTTTCTTTACTGCTTCACTATACTTTTCTTTTACTTTATCTGTTATCTTCTGAATATTAACATTCAAATAAGGTGATATCTGTTTTTCTATTATCTCATCTATTTCTTGTAAAGTAGTCCATGTGAACTTTCTACCATTCAATAACTTTTCTACACCTCTTGGCCCTAAAAACATGTTATAAACTTCTACTTCTTTTATAAAAAAATTATTTAATGCTCGTATCTTATCTTCTTCATTTTTACTTAATAATTTTTTACCTTTTACATCTTGTCTTTTTTCTATTATTAATAATTGGTTTCTTAAATTTTCTTTATTCTTTTTATCTTTTTCTATTAATTCTTGATATCTTAAGGGCAATTCTATATCCTCTAAATCAAATTCTAAATACTCTCCTGTATCATTACCCTCACTATCAAAAATATTTAATTTTAATGTTTCTTCTTTATTTAATTTTATTGCATATTCTGTCATACAATAATCTCCTTTCTTATTTAAAAAAAGGCTAGAGCTTTCACCCTAACCCTATTTATCTAACTATAGACTTGCACTTGGTGTAAATGTTGGGGTGTTACCCTCAAATGTAACTGTTCCCTCAATAGCATCTCCATCATAATAGATGTCGTATTCTATTTCTGCATTTTCTCCCATGTAATTTGTAACTGTAATAATTACATCATTTTTCTTAGCAGGATAACTTGTTCCTGTTCCATTCCATCTGTCTATATCCAATACCTGTGATTTATAATTTAATTTATCTCTTCCTGCATTAATAAATTCAAATACAGGGTCACCTTTATAACATTTTTGTGTTACGTTTCCTTGTTTCTGATTAGATGAATGGTCATTTCTAGCATTATCTTCAATTATCCATTTTTCAGTGTCGACCTGTGGATTGTAAGATATTCCATATTCAGTTATACCTACACCTAATATATTCCAATTTGGAGATAAGTCCGTACCTGTATTCATGTATGTTACAAACTGACTACGATTAATCTTTTCAATTCCACTTGGTACATAATCTGCCATTTTAATCCTCCTTTTTTTATATTCTATATGTTATTTGTATTTGCATATCAAATGTTGCCTCTGTCCCATTTACATTATTCAATGTTCCACAATTTAAACATTCAATACTTTCTATATTTTCTATATCAGGCAAAATACCTTTTTCATTATTAGTCTCAATTATACTTTCTAATTCTTCAAAAAAACCTATACTTTTTAAATTATTAATTGTGTCTTGTGAATATGTTTTACGGCTTCTTAATGAATATACATCTTTCTTAATAGCAGGTCCTAATATCCATTTTTCTACTGTTGACTCGGTTGGCATTTTATCTAATGAAAAATCTCCTATATCACCCAAAAAATCTGCTCCTATTTGATAATTATTTGTTTTTGTTAGGGTATTTAATATATCAAACATATAACTTCTTAATTTTGCTATTCTATAATCATTAACTTCTGCCATTATTTACCACCTCTATCAACATAAGCTTGTACTTCTTTTATAACTTCTTTGCTTTCTGCACTCCACATTCTTTTGTCCCAATGATGTCCTGCATATTCATGCCCTGCACTTTGATGATACTTAATATCTTTACCTGTGTAGTGTTTTGTATTCTTACCTTTAGGTGAAAACCATCCTACTATTATCCCATTTTCTTTTATTGGTATATTAGGCCCCATTACTCTACCCTCATACATATAATGAGCATAAGGTGCTTCATATATTACTTTGTCTTTTTCTATTCTTCTTTCATTATAAGCTAAGTCTCCCTCTCTATAAGGCACATATTTATCCATGTGTTCTGCACATCTTTTTGTAAATTCAGTATGAACAGGCCCACTTGGTTCTAATCCTAAATTAGCTACTATTACACTTGTTGGTTTTAATTCTAATTTTAAAGACACTATTTACCACCTAAATGTATATGTTTATTATCTCCAAATATATTATTAGTTATACTTGTTATATTATAAACTTGATAATTACTTAAATCTTCTTGGGTTTCTATATCAATATCTAGTGTTCCTTGTACTATGATATCTCCAATTTTAAAATGTGATACATGTAACCCACTATTTTCATCATAAGGTATTCTAATTTCTACGTTGTTATTATCATCATATCCCTTATTCATGTTTGAAACCTCTCTACCAAAAAACCATACTTTTTCATAATTATACCTTTCCCATAATTCATTATGAGTCACTATATCTAATCCATTTCTATGGTATATTGTTAAACTTGAATTTGTTATCATACATCTGCCCCACAATACATATAAGGTGTTCCATCTTCTAATTTACAATCAACTAAGTACTCTCTAACTATATTCTGAATTTCATTATTCTTTGACTCGCTAAATGATACATTTGGTGTACTATAAGAAACACTATAACCATCAGTGCTTTCACTAGCTTTACTTTTATTGCTAGTTTCATATTCACTATATCCGTTTATTACTCCAATTAATTTATATACACATAATTTAGTCTCTTGGCTTTGACTAGATAAATCTTTCAATCTACCAAAAGTATATTTGTCAATATTTTGTCTTGCTTCAAATTCTAATATATTAAAAGGCATTTCATTTAATGTGCCTCCTAATGCCTGATAATCATTGTATGTTAGGTATTGCCCACTAAAATCCATAAATGCCCTCCTTTACTATAAACTTACAATTTCGCTTGCATCAAATTTTGCTACTACAACTTTTGTTTCATCAGTTAATGACGCAACATAATGTTCATCTACTGAAATATCAGTTGTTCTTGATAATGTATGTCTTTCAGTTTCTACATTTGCACTTCTCTTCATAAAGATTGTTACTGCAGATAATTCTTCATCCCCTGTTTGACTTTCTGCTCTTAATTGAACAATTGGATTTATAAATAATGTTTTGTCTGCATTGATTGCTTTCTTTGTTGGTACAATACGAGTATTTGCAATCATACCAATTTCTCCACGCATAATAACATTATTATTATATTTGTCATTTGAAATAAAATCAGGGTCTTTTCTTAATTGTGTAACCTGTTTTGGATGGATAAACATAACTTTAGGTACATTCTCTTCTTCATTAAATCTGTCAATAGCATTTACAACATTATCATAAGAAATATCTCCCTCTAATGTTATACTATTTTGTGCTCCTTTTAATTCATCCATTACATCATTATCAATTTTCTCTGCAATTGATTTTCCTAATTGTGAATTTGCTTCACCTACAGGGTTTCCATATCCACTTAAAATTGCTTCATCAGTTAATGTAACTGCTTTCATAGCTTTTTTAACAGTATATGTGTCAGTATCAGTTTCTAACTTAACTGTACCTGCTTCAACTCCCTCTGCAACATCTTCTGCTTCTCCGATATATTTATATCTTGGAATTGTAATTGTACTTCCTGGTTGTCCTACTAATGTAGTATCAATTTTAGCAAATGGAGTTGCTACTATTTTTTCACTTATTTTTGCAGTAATCATTGGTGCCATTACTTCTGGGTCTACCATATTCTCTAATTTAGTTACACCTGCTTCTGCAAATCTTTGAATATTTAATTTTAATTTATTCACTTTTTCTCTCTCCTTTATTCATTATATTTTCTAAATAGCTCGGGGTTATTCTGTTTTAATTCTAATCTCTGCTTATAACCCATTTTATCAAATGCTTCTTTAGTCACTACACCCTCTACACTCTCATCTACTTCTGACATATCTAACATTTGATTAGGATTTTTAAATAATCCTTTTTGTCCATTGGTAATTTCTTCAAATAAATCTTTTGTTGATTTACCAACATTTGCCTCATTTTTTAAAGCATCTTTTAATTCGTTCACGATAGAATTTTTTGTGTAGTCGTTTACAAATTCTTTATCACCAATTACAGAATTAATATTACTCATAATCATATCATCTTCTGCTTTGGCTTTCTTTTCTGCATTGCTTTGCTCAATTTGTTTTGTTAATTCATTATACTTATCTTGCAAATCAATAGCATTTTTTGAAGTTTCTCTAAGACTTAAAATTTCTCCTTTCAATGATGTTATTTCCTCTTTATCTTTTGTTACATTTTTCCCATATTCTGCCATTATGCAGTCCACCATTTCAGGGTCTAATTCTAATCCTAAAAGAAATTGCCTCATATAATTTCCTCCTCCTACATTTGTTATCGCAGTAGAGTCTGCGTTTAGATTTAAAAATTTTTTTAGCATATCGTTGCTAATAACGAATGTCCTTTCGAACTATTTACATTGTAGCATATTAAAAATAATCTGTCCAATTAAGAAAACAAACAAAAAAAAAGAACTATTTTGATAGTTCCCAATCTAACTTTGTATTTTTTTCTAAATTATCCTTTTTTTTTAATAATTGTAAATTAGTATAATGACATAATTTAATAACTTGTTGCTCTGTTTTTGCATTTGCTAACGGAATTATGTGGTCTATGTGTACATCTTCTTTTTTATCATAATCATAACCATAATTATTTTTAAATGTTTTCAATAAGTACTCATATAAATAATCTAATTTGCAACCTACTATATCTTCTGTTTTCTTACTTTTTGATAATCCTTTTCTAGTAAAAGACAATCTTATCATACCTCTTATTTGCCTTTTTATTTTATAAACATTATCATATTTTTTTCTATTTTTTTGATACTCGTTGTTTTTCTTTATTATCTTTGATTGATTTTTTCTATAATAATCTTCATACACTTTTTTCATTTTTTCTTTATGTTGTGCTCTATATTCTTTATAAAATTCTTGATGTGTTAACCTATAATTTTTGCTATATTCTAATTTGTGCTTCCTCGTTTTTTTATAATATTCCTTTTTATACAAAGCTTCACAATTTCTACACTGTCTACTATTTTTTCTAAACTCATCAATTTTCTTTTCTGTTTTGCAATCTCTACATATTTTTGTTTCCATTTTCCCCCCCTTATTTAATAATTATATCATAAAAACGTGTCAAAACACATTCCTTTCTAAATATTTTCTCTTAATTATTAACTTACCTTTACTACCTTTATCCCATTTATGTACTCTTTCAAATTCACTTAATAAATAATCTATATAGACCCTTTGTTGTATTGTTGGCTCATGTTTTTGCATATTTATATAACTAAATAACTTGTTAATAGCATTGTATGTCTCCATATCTTTACACTCTATTAAATGCAAATATTGGTGACTTATAGGCATGAGTAAAGCTCCATTTTCTATTGTTTCTTTTCCACCATCACTTTTTTTTAATATATGGTGATAAGTTAAATCTTTCTTTACTAATCTATAATTCAACCAATCTAAACCACTTATTGGTTTATATATTTTTAACATTTCTTTTTTTATATTATTCATAATTAAATTATAGTACTAAATAAAAAAAACTCAAAATTGAGTTTTTATTTTTTATCTTCATCTATTCTTTTTAATAATTCTAGTATTTCTGCCCCACTCATATTAGTTGTTTGTTTTAAATAATCAACTGTTCCTTTATATTTATTCTCTAAAGCAGATGATTGTAAATCGTTAACTGCTTTATTCATTTGTTGTTTGTAATATGGTGTATTTTGTTTTTCTCTTATTTTTTTTGCATATTTAGAATAATCTTTTGCTTCATCAATCATTTTTTGAGTATTTTTACTTCCTGTTAATTCTTCCCCTACACTCCATTGTGATAAAGTAGTATGGTCTTTTATATATGATAATTCTTCATTAGTTAATTTTGCTTCTTCTAACATTTTTCTTTCTTGGTGCCAATTACTATCTGTTAAATGTTCCATAAATTCATCATTAGTATATTCTTTACCTGTCCAACTATTTCGCCCATATTCTACTACATCTTTACCACTCATTTTAGTTCCTGCTAACTTATAACTCTTATCATGATAACCTGCGTATGCCTCTACATATTCATAAGGCTCTGTTGGTACTTCTTGTTTTATTTTAGCATTTCTTCTTTCGTTATTTCTAAATATCTCATAATAACCATCACTTTCTCTTGATATATCATGACTTTTTTTATAATCTTCTAACTCTTTTTCCATTAATTCATTATTTCTTTTAACTTGCTCTCGCCAATTTAATTTTTCATCTATATACTTTCTTGTAGGATGGTTAGGGTCATTTAATGCATCTTCTACACTATCATATTTCTTTTCAAATCTTGTACCTTTATATGGGTCATATTCTTTTGTTCCATCTTTTCTTGTATAGAATTTATCTTGTTTGCCTGCAATATGTTTTCCTTTTAAATTACTTAATTCTTGTTTGTTAACTCCATATTTTCTTTCAACATAAGGATTTTTTTCCATTTCTCTATATTTATTTTGTGCTTCTCTTAATGCTTCCTCTTTTGCTTCTCTTTCCCATGCAGTCATTTCTAATTCTGGACTTGGGTCTTCTGATATATCCCAATCTTTTTGATAATCAATTTCTTCATCTAATAATGCATTATATTCTCTTTTTAATTGTGCAATATTATTTTCTTGCTTTTGGTAATCTTCATTTGTATAGCCTTTTCTTTTAAACTTTCCACTTTCTTTCATTGCATCACTTAAACTTTGCCCTTTTCGTATGAATACTCTTCTTCCACCTATAGTCCTCCATACACCCTCTGAACTATCATATATCTTACTTGCACTTACCATTTTTGGTCTTTTTCTATTTGCCATTTCTTTTATTCCTCCTATTTATTCACTTTCTTATATTCAAATCCTTTATGTCTACCAAATATTTTTTCATTATACTTATCTTCTTCTATTGCAATTTTAACTTCTTGGCTACCTTTTTTTATCATCTCATTCGCCCATCTTCTATTAGTATGATAATCATGTGTTCTATTTCCACATTTACTACAATTATGCCAATTTTTTCTTAAAGGTGTCATATATTCTTCATTGTATCTTTCTATTTCTCCACAATTTCGACATATAACTAATATATCTTTTTCCATAATTTCAACCCCTTTCATTCTTTATAATTATCCTTTTAAAATTATACACAAACCCTCTTCATGCCAATACCTAACAACTTTTTCTTTACCACTATAATTATTAAATAATTCATCATATGTATATTCGTGCATAATTCCAATAGATTTATTTACTTCACTTTCTTTTAATATAAATATATTTTCATTATTTTGTAATTCGTTTTTTATTATTGTAAATAATGCTTTCATAATTCTACCCCTTTCATATGTATATATTATAACATATTTTGTTTAAATTGTAAACATTATTATTCTTCTGACTTCTTTGTTCTTCTTTTTGGTTTTTCTTCTTTTGGTAATTCTTCTTCTACAATATCTACAGGTTTTTTTACTTTATTTTTCTTTTCTTCTTCTATTATTTCTACTGCTTCATGTTCTCCTAAATATTCTGCTCTTATTTTATTTGTTGTATACTCTTCTCCTACCCTCCTTTGTTTTTTTTCTTCCATATCATAAAAGTTCTTTATTACTTTTACTTTTACTTGCATTTTTTTCTCCTCCTTATATTTTGATTTACTCTCAACTATTATTTTATCATAACCATCCAAAATTTGCTTAAATGTAAATTTTAATAGCTTTTTCATCTTTAATGCCACTTCATCTGCATTTGTATTATCTATATTATAAAATAATGCGTTCTCTCCATCTTTTATCCCTATTTCCTTAAAATATGGTAATTCACATACTACTACAGGTGTTCCTCTATACAATGCCTCTTTTAAACTATAACTATCTCCCTCACAACTTGACAACTGAACATACCAATCTGCCTCTTTAAAAAAACTTCCTAATTCTAATCTACTCTTCATAAATATTACGTTTCTATGACTCCATATTGGATTTGTTTTATATTCATCAGTAGTAAATATATACCATATATAATCTATTCCTTGTCTTTCTAATGCTTCGGCTAGTTTTGCTAATCTTCCATTATCTTTAATTTTTGTTAATCTTGTTGCACTTACTATTTTTAATATCGGTTTATCTTCTTCTATACTTAATGGGTTTCTACACAATATGGTTCTTTTTATACCTGTTATATTCTCAAATTTCTTTTTACTATCTTCTGTTATCCCTATATATGTTATTTCTTCATTATCTTTAGGCAATCCTAATAATTCTTCTTTATTACTATAATCTGTATGTAATACTGTATACTTCTTAGCATCTTTATTCACATATTCCAATATAGATGTGTCCCAATTTGTAATTATTACATCACATTCTATTTTTTCATCTTTGTGAACATATACTCGACAAAATTGTTCTAATCTTTCTTTTTGATTATATGCTACTGTTTTACATACTACTGCTATATCCTTATCTTGATACTTTTTTGCTAATTCATAAGCAAAAGTCTCTACGCCTCCTATTTCATGGATGTTCTTTACATAAATAATATTTTTATGTTTTATTACTTTATCTTTCATATTAATTTTATCACCAATTAAATTATAGCATACATAATAAAAGAGCATCAAATTATGCTCCTATTTAATTTTCCATATATACTCAATTTCTTTATTAGAACAATCCCACGTATCTATAATGTAACCATCTACGCATGCCGTTATATGGTTATTTGTACTTATTAAATATTTTCCTACAGGATGATTTTCTGCAAACTCTCCTATATATTTCTCATTATAAGGTATTCTTCTGAACTTCTTATTTAAAAAATTTCTTACAAATATAGCACTATCCATCATATAACCTTGTTCCATTGCACTTTTACATAATTCTTTATATGCCTCTTTCCATGTTATATCCATTACTATTGAATATGACCTAGGAAAACAATCATCAATAAAATTATTATGACTATTTGCATTATAAAAATAATACCTCATCTATCTCATACTTCTTTGTAATGTTTCATTTAACATCTGTTTTTGTTGAGGTGTTTCTGCCTCTTCATGCAACACTCTAATAAAATCTTCTAATGCTTTTACCATGTAATGAAATGATTTATCTGACTCTTCTCCTGCACCATATCTTCTTGACTCTTGATATCTCCCATATTCACCTGCTATTCTATCAATTTCATCTTCTCCTCGATATTTCATATCATATCCTCTTCTACCATAATTATCTCCATAATTATCATATCCCCTATTATAATCTCCATAAGCACCTCTACTTGGCCCTCTTCCATTATAAGCTCCGTACATCTCTTTATCCTCCTTTGCTATATGTCTTATTTTTGATAACTTTAATAAATTATCTAAATTATTTGTATTTATATCGTTATCTACTATCTCTTTTATCTTTGCTTCTGTTTTTTCTATTACTTTATCTTCCATACAATCACTTCCTTTCTTTTAAAAGTGAAATAATTTCTTTATTTTGTTTTATTATCTTTTCTAAATACTCACTATCTTGTCTTTGTAATTCTTGCATTAAATCACTATTATTAAAATCTCTAAACAATATTTCTAAACTTAATACTTGCAATACTAAACTTAAATTATTTACACTATTCATTAAAAAATTACTTTCTTAATTATTATGTTTGCATTTTTTACTGTTGGTGCTATTGTTTCAACTGCAGGTGTTACTCCTGATATTGCAGGTATAGAACCTACACTTAACGTAACATTTTCTCTAGGGCATAATCTTATTTCTTTTTTAAATGATATATTCATATAATCTCCTACAGTAGTAATAACAGTATTTGCACTTGCACCCACTACAGGAGTTCCATTCTCTTTTAACCCTATTTCAATAGGACCTGCCTCTGCTCCTGTGACATTAGCATTAAATGTTACTTCATAAGTGTTTGATTGTTCATTACAACCACTACCTAATATTGTGTATTGACTCGTTCCCTCTGTATGATTTAACCATCCTCTACAAGTTGCACCTCTTGTTCTTAATTCATCATTAGAAAAAGTAATATCACTATTATTGGTTGTTAAAATTAAAGGCAATTCTTGTACACTTTGTATCATCTTATCTTCTCCTTTCTTAATAAAAAAAAGGCATAGACTCGCTATACCTTAATTACGTATATTTATACGTTTTAGCAAGCTCCTGTTTTCAGGTAAGTAGTAATCTACATTTGCTTTTAAATATATTGGCTTGTTACATAATTCCCACATCCACATCCATTGTTTCCATTACATGTGAATATCGGAGTGCGTCCATAGACAGGTGTACTAGGCACAGGGCAATTGGCTAGGCGATTATACAAAGAGTCTACGGCATCAATATTTGAAAATCTTAAATCGGCAGTCTGTTGAACTTGACTAGCTTGTAAATCTTTCATAGATAGTTCTCTTTGTAAGTCTGCAATTCTATCATTCTTAGCATCTAACTGACTCTTAACACCATCTAACTCTAATTGACATAACTTATCTAATACTGCTCTTGTATTGCTTGTTGCATTTTCAATTATGTCTCTTGTATTCTTAGATGCCTCATACCTATCTGCACAATTCTCGCTTAGGATAGTACTATTTAGGTTGGCTATTCCTAAACGATTTTCGCAACAACAGTTATCTAAAGACTTTTGAAGCCCATTAAATCCATTCAATGTTGCTATCTGATTGTTGAAGTTTTGTTGCATATCTGCAATTTGTCTATTATTAGCACTTATCTCTGAGTTATAGAAACCATTTGAAATATTGCTATTTATACTTGCAGTACTATTACATATAGCATGTGAAATATCATTTAAAGAGTTTCTAGCACCCTCTAACTGATTGCTTAAATGCAATGCGTCAAATCCATTATTAGTGTTATTCATAATTTCTTTTTGCCCATTACTTAACCAAGCATAACCATTATCAAATGAATTGCCTCCAAAACCTGCAAATCCGTTGTTTCCACCCCAAATAAGAGCTAACAATACAATTAACCAAATCGCACTATCGCCCCCAAATCCAAAACCACTATTTGCTCCAAAATTTCCCATTGGGTACATAGGGTATGGGTAAAAACCATTACCATTTGTTGTTGCTAATTCTACAGTTGGTTGTATTCCACTACTTCCGTTCATTGTTTCCCTCCTTTCTTCATCTTTCTATATCAAACCTTTTATTGGTTGATACCATTCTTTAATTGATTAATTACATCTGGAGAAAAACCCATTTGTTCTATTCTCTGATAAAACATATTCATCTGTTCTTCACTATTACCTTTTGTTATTTGTTTAAATAATTCCATTGGGTTACTTTGATTTTTTTGTGCTTGCTCTACCATTTGAAACATTTGAGGATTTTTCATTTTCAATTGGTTTAATAACATCATCATCATTTGGTTTTGCATTGTTCATCATCTCTCTTTTTAATTCTTCTATCTGAGCTTGTAACATCTCTATTTGTATGTCCTTTTCATCTTTCTTTACTATTTCGGTAAGTTCATAAGCCTTTATATTCCCATTCATATTCTTTATCCATACAACACTTAAATCTTTGCTAAAAAACGGGGTATCATAAAAGACTGTTTCTTTTTCTACTTCTTCTATTGAATTGGCATACTTCATACCATTACTATTAGGTGATAACTGAAATGTTTGATTTATTGCGGTAGGTTGTTGGGGTTGTTGAATATTATTTCTTAATTGATTTTTCATATTCACTAATTGGTTAATTTGCCCATCTATTTGTTCATATAAGTTTTGTTCATACATGCTAGGGTTATTCATATATGCTCTATTAATATGATTATTCATTCACTTATCACCTCAAAATAAAAAAAGGAGTTGGATAAAAGTGTTTTAAACTAATATCTTGTCCTCCTCTAAACTAATTCTAATTTTTATTTGTCTTTCAATAAGGCTAAAAAAAAGCAACTATTTAGAAAGCATTTCCGCCTTAAATAATTGCATCTCATAATATTGTTGATATAAATCTTTTATTTTCCTTACTTCATATCCTATTGTCCTCTGACTCACTCCAATTTCTAAACTCATTTTTACAATACTATCTTTATTTATCATCATATCTAATATTCTTATTTGTTCATCTGTTAATCTAACACTATTTATAAAATCATTATATATTGCATTTATCTTTAATTTTTCTATCATATTGTCCCCCTAACAAAAATTATAATATATTGTTTTTCGGAATTAAAAATGCAATAAAAGTGTAAAAATAACATTTTATAATTTTTCATAAACTTTCATAACAAAATATAACATTATGACATAAAAAAAAGAACTTACATTAGTTCTTTAGTTAAATTAAATATTTTCTTTCTTCTCCTACATATAGTCATTTGACTACACTTATAATCTAAGGCTAATTCCTTTACTGTCTTTCCATCTATTATGTCTTTTAATATATTTTTTTCACTCTGCCTTAATATTTTACTCTGCATAATATAATTATATGCTTCTGGTGAATAATCAAAATAATAATTAAATTTCTTCATTTTATCCCCCTTTATTTAATTTGACTATATATTATAACATAAATTGTTAAAAATATAAACAAAAAAAGACTCAAAGAGTCTTACTTAACACAACTTAATATAATAGCTATCAATCCTGTTATAACTGCTCCTACAGTAGTTCTAAATAACCATTTATTATTGTCCTCAATCTTATCTATTCTTTCTTTATTTGACAATGACATATTATAAGCCTGTATTGATTTACTTTCTACACCTTTAAAATCTTCTAACATTGTTTCTATTTTTGTTAATCTTTGTAGTACTTCTAATTCAAATCCATTATCGCTCTGCATCTAACTATCTCCCCAATTTTTTTATACCCTAACTTCAATAATTATATCATTAATATTAAATTCTAGCAAAATAAAAAAACACTCTTATTTGAGTGCTTTACCAACATAGAGTCGGTGGTTTCTTGACAATATCTTGTAAATTACAAGGCAATTATATTATACCATACTTTTTCATATCTTTATCATCTTTTATTTTTCTTATTTTTTCAATTAATTTAAAATCTTTGTTATATATAGCTTTTTGTATTAAATTTGCTAAATATTTACTGTTTTTTGGGGTTAACACTATCTCACCACCTTAATAGCTCCTCTATTTAAAATTATTTTTGTGTCTGTTATATCTATCATGTCATATCCTAACAAACTAGCAAGATATCCAGGGTCACTCAATATTGCATTTGATATTATCTTATATGTTTCATCTTTATCTTTTCCATACCACTCAAAATTTGTACCTATTAGTTGTGATAACCATGATATTTTGTCAGCTTGTATAACTTTAATATTATCTTTTGGAATAATATATATAATTCCCTCATCAGTCCATCTACTATATCTTTCTGCATAATCATAGCTCGTAGTTGCATACGTACCGTTACCATTTATTCCTATACCTGCATAATATTCCCCTGTCTTAAACTCTTCTACAATTTTTTTTGTTTTTTCTATATCAATCAAATTATCATCAGGTTGATTTTCTATTGGCATGCAAATACCTCTATATAAATGATTTTTGTCTAATACTGAATTTCTACCCTCTTTAATTTTGTTTCCTTTTTCATCTCTCCAAAATTCTTCTTTTGTTATTAATTCTGGCTTTATATCATAATTAAGTTTTTTATTTAAGAATTGTCCAATAGGTTGTCCACCTCTTTGTTCTGATTTTAACTCATGCCATTTTAAATAATCATTTTTTAATTTGACTAATTCTTTTTCATTTATTGAATTATAAAACTTATCATATTCTGTATAAAATCCCTCTAAATCAAATTCATCTGCTAAATCCATTAAAAGCTTGTTTTTATTTAATTTTTCTCTAAACATATCAAAACTATAAAGATTATTTTGCAAGTTATCTACTTTAATAGGTCTATATCCATCTACTCTTAATCTTTCCATCTTTGTAGGCAATCCACTTTTATCTGATAACTCTACATACTTATTTAATAGGATATTTATCTTTGTTTGACTTTCTATAGCCAAATCTTCATCCCCACTCTCTTTTGCCATTATTTGAGTGTCTTTTTCTCTTCTAATTGCCGTTTCTATCTTTCTTTGTAATTGTGTTCCTTGATACATTGTATAATGGTCACCCTCATACTCAAAACCATCTTTATTTTGCTTTCTTATCTCTTTTAATCTCTCTTTATCATACAAAGGCTTATTTACTCCTAACACTATACTGAATGTTCTATGATAACAATTATATTCTCCTATAGGTCTAAATGACTCGGCAAAATCTTTTGTTCTTATTCTAAATCTATGTAGATTTATTTCTTCTCCATCTACATCTTTAGCTCTACCATCATTTTGCAACTTATCAAACTCTTCATTTGTGAATTGTTTTCCCTGTGCTTCTTCATGGTCTGGAGCAGGGTTTTCATGTACTGTTATTTCCACTCCATCTGCTCCTATTTGTTTCCCTATTATTTTCTCATTCTCTTCATGTAAATGCATTAATCCACCACGTAAATTCATTCTTACTGCCGTATCTAATCTTCTTACAACTCCACTTTCCCAATCTACACTTTTTAACCCACTTTTAGATAATTCTCTTATTGTTTTTCTAAATGTCGTATCAAATGAACTTCTACCCTGTGAAACACTTGTTATTCCCTCATCTATTACATTTTGATAAACTTGGCTTAATTCTGTATATTCTATCTTCCCATCAACTGTCCTAGCAAATGCTAATGTCTTGCTTAAATTGTTATACTCATTTGCAGTTATCCTTGCAATGGCTTCTGTTTGTTCTCTTAACGCTTTATTCTCTTCCCATGGAATATAATCCTTTTTTCTATACTTATAAAATTGTTCTGCAAACTGATAATCTTTTTTTGATACTTCTTCAAATATCTCTTTTATCTCTTCTTCATTTGTTTTATTTATCTCCGCTAACTTTTTTACTATCTTTCTATAATCTCCACCATATTGCATTATTTGAATTAATTTATGTGTGTCACTCGGTCTTAGTGTTCTTAACTCTTTTATTATCTTTGCTATTTCTTTTAATGCATACAAATTTAATTTTTCTATTCTTTGTGCCAATCTTTCTACTAACTTTTCTATTATCTTATCACTTAACATTATGTTACTTGCCAACCTTTATTAGTTGCTATTGCAATTTCTTCTTCTGTTAATTTTGGCCTATTAGCATACCCTAATTGTAATGTTTGTTGTTGTACCCCTGCACTCGCTATATCATATAAATTATTTATTACGTTCATTAAACTTTCATGAGTTAAATTATTACTTGAATTTAATTTTAAAGTAAGTGAAGTGCTATTTTTAGTATCCGTTGTTAAAAATGCTTGTCCATAATTCTTTAACCCACCAAAATTTTTTAAAAGTGTACACCCATTAAACATATTACCTATACTTCTACATTTACTACCATCTAATTCTGGAATTGTTTCTATTTTACTACAACCATAAAACATACTTGACATGTATTCAACATTTGATGTATTTAATTGAGGTATACTTTTTAAATTCCCACATGATTGAAACATACTAGCGGTAGTCGTTGCGGATGAAATGTTAATAGCAGGTATTTCTACTAATGATGAACATCCATTAAATATCTGATACATATTTGTTACATGGCTAAAATCTAACAAAGGTATTTGTTCTAACCTCGAACAATTACTAAACATATTTGTTGCAGTATCTGCATTTGGATTTATCTGAACATAAGGCATATATATTAAATTTATATCATCACTAAATAACTGGCTCATATCACTTGGAGAACTCCAATTTTCTTTTATTTGTAATGCATAATCATATCCCTCTTGAATATATGCAGGCTCTGAACTATATCCTATTTTTGCCCAATCTCTAGTACTGCCACCTCCACCTCCTCCACTTGCTTTTTTACCTAATAAATAACTTGTTAGTTCCATTAATTACATCTCCCTCCAAGTTTCATTTTCTAAATCATATAAATATATTTTCTTAGTGTCCATTTCAATAAACATTGCACCATTATTAATGTCTTTCCCATTATATGTTGTTGGCTTTGTATCTGTAGACAATCCCCTTATTTCTATAGACTTAGCCTCCCCATTTTCTGTTGATAATACACTTGAATTTTTATATATTGATATCATTTTATTTCCTCCTTTAATCTTCTATTCCTAATAAATCTTTTGCTTTTGGTTGCTCTTTTTTTATTTCATCTATTACTTTTTGACTCTCTTCTAATGTTTCATTTGGTTTTATCCAATTTCTTAATTCTGCTTCTTTTACTACTCCTTTATCTACTCCAATGTTCATGTGGCTAAACTCTTCTTGGCTATCTTCTAATAAAGCATAGCTCCAATCAAACTCTAACTCATATTCTCCATTTGAAGTAAGATTATATGCATTTGCTAACACGTTGCATGAATAAAAGAAATCATCTAATGCTTTTTCTACATTTGTTCTCATATCATCTACTATTGTAAATGTATCATACATAGCCCTCTTTATTTCTGTTGCAGTTGCATGTTCTGTTTGTACATCACTTATTATTCCTGCACTTGTTCCTATTTGATGTTCTAATCTCTTAAATAATTCTTGAAGTCTTATTGTGTAATCTCTAAATTGAGGGTCAAATACTTCAAAGAAATCATCTTTTCCACTATCTATCTTTTTAAATAACCCATTTAATGGTAATAGATTATTGTTATTAAACATTGTTACATCTGCACCTACAAATGTTTCTTTCAAATCATATTCTCTTGCCATTTGTTTCATTGTTGTTTTTATTTCCTTTATTGTTTCATCACATCCATAAGTAATAGGTACTCCATACTTATCATTTACTTTTCGATTATTTATAGGTGACTTTAAATACCCAAACAATGCCCTATCTACATCTTTTATAACTTGTTTTAACATAATATTCTTCCAAAAATCTGGTGTAGGTATTTCCTTGCCTGTTTCATCACTAAATTTCTGTTCTATTATTATATTTGAACTATCTGTGCCTTTAAATGTTTGTAATCTATAATTAGTCCATCTTATATATATTTTTGTCTGCCCTATTGCATTTGTTATCTCTTTTCTTTCTGCTAATATAGTTGCTCCTGTTATTAAGTCACCATCTACACTGTCTATTGTAACTCTACTTTGAGGAACTAAACTATAATACAACTTGTTATTCTTTACATAAGGGACTAAAAACATTCCACCAAAACCAAATGCCATTGACACATATTTCTTGGCTTTCTTCCACATTGACTTTGCAGTCTTATTAAGCAAATCAACTCTTTCATTTTCTCCTGTTATATTTAATGTGCTATCATTAGTCACATAATTAGCTAACTTATTACTAAATATTGAATTGAAATTTATTTCATCTATTCTTGCATATTCATAAGCATATTTTTGGTTTTCTTCTACTTCTTCTTTTTTAGTTTCAGTTTTAATTTTGAACACATTTGTCAAAATCCATATCCATATACTTTTTAACATCTACTGCCCTCTTTTCTTCCATATTTGATTTAATGCATAACGTACGGAGTCGATACAATGATTGTTCTTATCAACATAAGCACTTATATAATTGCCATCCTTATCTTGGTCATATTCATAAGTACTAAATTCTTGTGCCGATACAGGACATCTTTTTGTATCTATTACTATCTTCGCTAATGCACTTAACCACTTCATACTATATTTAACACTTTCAGGCCCTTTTTCTGCACCTCTCATCATTGAACCATATCCTCTGAAATCTCCTATGCTTTTTGGTTCTGCACTATCTGCCGTTATTAAATCATTCTCTGTCACTCCTTTCAATTCTTTTAAATTCTCCCATACATCTTGGTTGCTCATTTTATTCACTACATATTCATCATAAATATATAATGTCCTATTACTTGGATTATAACACATTTTAGTCCATGCTAACGGGTCGGGGAACCATCCAAAATCAATTCCTTGATATGTATAATCAAAATTCTTTATTTCTTCATCTGTTATATCTCTTAACTCTACATTCTCAAATACCAATCCACCTGTACCTGTCATTAAACCTAAATATTCATTGTTATATAATCTTTCATTTATACTTAATAAATATTCTGCTTCATCTCTAAATGCTTGCCCTAACCAATCTTTAGGTACATCTCTATAATCTGATAAATGTACTAATCTTGTTTCTTTTGGTATTATCTTTTCTACATTTACAAAATGCATACTGCTAGCAGGTGTATTATATGAATAAAATTGTACAAAATCTTCTCCACCACGTATTAAAGACTGATTTATCTTTCTTACTTCTTCCATTCCTGCAAATTGGTCGTATTCTTCATACCACGTTATACCTATATACATTCCTTTTGGTGGTTTTAATGATTTAATCTTTCCATAATCATCTGCACCTCTGAAATATATCTTTTGCCCTGTTACTAAATTTGTTATTTCTAACGGACTCTTTGTTAATTTCCACCTATCTTTTATACCTATATAAGTTTCACTTAATGTATCTATCGCCCATTCTAACTGACTATATACACTATCTTTTAATGTGTCTTTTACTTTTCTTAATACTACGCAACACATTTTAGGATTGTTTTCTAATATCTCTATTATCTTTTCACTAATAAAGGATGACTTTGTACTACCTCTACCACCCTCAAAATAATATTCTCTATACTCTCTATTATCTATACTTCTATTAACATCTATAAATGACTTGGCAATGTCTTTGGCAGGTATGCTTATATTTATCTCATTACCTTTTTCTTTCTTTTCTTTTTCACTCATTAAATTATATATAAGCTCATAATTCTTACTACTACCATTTACTGCACCTTTTATTAAACCTAATGTTGCTAACTCTTGATAAGAAACTCCTTGTGTATTTTTTGAACTTAATAATTTCTCTAAATCATTTAACATACTTCTTTTTCTTCTTCTAACTTCTCCACTCTTTACTCCACCCCTCTTCGCCTCTTCTTCGGTTAATTGGTGACCTCCCATTGTGCTAGGTATAAGATTTTCATTGTTAGCCACATATTCACCACCTTATTTTTCATTAATTCCACAATCTTTAATTTGGTCTTGTATATCTAATTCTTTATGTAATAACTTACAATATTCCCAACCATTATAACATACCCAATATCTGCATGGCTTAACATCATAACATTTCTTTTCTTTGTTGTATTTAAACTTATGATGACAATATAAAGTTTTTTTAGGTATAAATAACTTAGCTATCATTAACTTAAACTTATTCATTGCATGCCTCTCTTGCTCTTATTAATTCTTCTGCTTGATTATTGATTAAATCTTTTTTTATCTCTATTTCTTTTCTTAATAGTTCTATTTCAATAATCATAGCTATGTAAATTAATGCCATACCTAACCCAATAACAATATTTAGTTTTTTCATCTTCTTTTACTCACTTTCTTTTTAATTAATGGCTTATCAAACTCTCTATACATCACACATCTGTTTTCATCTACTACCATACACTCTTGGTATACTGTTCTATCTAATAAATCTGATAAACAATACTTTTGACTCTCATCCCAAAATGTTGTTATATACTCATAAGATTGCCCTATATTATTAATAGGTCTTTTTCTTGCCCATAACTCCATTACAATTTTACCTCTATCTTTTTTAACTTCCACATTAATAGGATATCATAAATTTAAACAAAAGAAAAATTGGGAATAAACTTTATATATCCCCAATTATTTTTATTTGCCCTTAAATGGTAAATTTAATCTTATTGCCCCTCCTAACCCCTTTATTTTACTACTATGTCTTGCAGTAGGTTTATTAGGTCTTATAATATCACTTCCCCATTTCCTTTGCATAATTTTAAATTGTCTTTTCTCTTCTGCACTACTTCTGAAAACATTGCATCCTCCCTCATTATCTCCAAAAGCTTTGCTCTTAGGGTAATATTTTTCTATCCTTAAACATTTATGATATTTTTGCCAATTTTTTAAGGCAAAATCAACATCTTCTTTAATTGTTAATTCCTCATCATACCTTAATTCATTTTTAATACACCATCCTGTTACTTGCCCATCACAATATGCATGTAATCTAAATGGAGCAAATTCATCATATACTAAGGGGTCACTTGTAGGGCTTAGTGCAAATATACCACATCCCCAATCTTTAGCTAATCTTACCCAATTTTCTACTAACTCATAAAAATCATCTTCGGTAATAGCTTCATCTTTACCATTTTTAACATGTCTCATTATTGCCGAAACATCATCATCTATCATAATTATAGCATCCGTATCTTCATCCCATAAATTATCTAACATCCAATTCATACATTTACTTTTACCATTACCTTGTATTCCTTTTGGTACGGCTACTATCCTATCTTCACATCCTATATTATATTTACAATATAACTCTTTTTCTTCTGGCGTTACATATACTTTTATTCTGCTTAAAAACTTTAATACTAAACACCCTTTACTTCTTTTATATGAAGGACTTACATATTTAATATTCATCTTTTCCCTCTAATCTTTCCAAAATGGGTTTCCCATCTATAACTCTTCCAATACCAAATCTTCTAATATTTTTATTTTTATCACAAGTTGCTACTCTTTCTAACCCAAATATATCTATTGCCTTTTCCCAATCTCTTATTGTATTAAATTGTAATACTACATAATCATTACACTCATTCAATTCTACTGCAATTTTTTCTGATGGTTCTAATGCAATATCGTCTAAATCTATATCTTCAATCTGTATAGGGAAATCAAAATTACTCATATCTATTATTCCATATAAAGAGTCCAATTCATCTTTTAATAATCCTTTATCCCACTTGGCCTTTTCTGCCACTTTATTATCTGCCAATCTGAAAGCTTTAATTTGTTCTTCTGTTAAATCATCTGCCGTTATCGTAGGTACTTCTTCTAATCCTAATCTTATACTTGCTTTATATCTAGTATGCCCTGCAACTATAACTCCATCTTTATCAATAATAATTGGTACTTTAAAACCAAATTCTTTTATACTATTTGCCACATACTCTACTGCTTCTTCATTCTTTCTCGGATTTTTTTCATAAGGCCTTATTTCTTCTAATTTTTTATATATTATTTGCATCTATATCCTCCTTATTAATACTTATTCTATATTCTACTTCCGCCCCACAATTACTGCAATGTAATATTTGAACTATGCCATCTCCCTCATATCCAAAATCCTCAAAACTATAATCATTATCCCAAATTAATGCTTGATGCAAACAATGAAAACATTGAAACATATTTGCCTCCATCACATTATTTCTTTTATCTCCACTTCTACATAATCTTCTTTATCTTTTATTGCTATGTATGTAATCTTATTTATATGTTTTATATCATCATTTTCTAATATTCCTTGTATTTGCATTTGGTCCAAAATTGATTTTACTGATTTATTATCCAAATCGCAATTCCTTTTTATATGCCATTTAAACACCATTTCTACAGGATATTTCTCTATTTTAGGTATTTTATTAAGAAACATTGAAATATCTGCCATTTCCCTTTTTTTATGGGTATTCGCATAATATTTATTGCTCCTACAATATTTTATTGTATCATTCCAATTTTCTAATTTTAAGGGTATGCAAAACTTCATCTTTTCTCCTCTTATCAAATTTATGTTTTTTACCCCTATACTTCTTACCTAACTCAAATTGGCTTTCTTCATATCCATTTATATATTCCCACATTAAATCTTTTACATTCTCTTCTTCAAAAGGTCTTGAATACACATACATCTTATATTGTACTATTTCTTCATAGGAAAGGTTTTCATACAATTCTTTGATTGTATCTTTTTTCTCATAAAAATCAATCAACCCATTAAATTCCAACCTTTTATCTTTCATCCTAAACCTCAAAAAAAAGAGAATATTGCCTATCCCCTTTTAATATTATTATACTAAATACTTCTGTATATTTCAAATATTATATCTTTTAAATCTTCTTTTCTTAATAATGACTCATAATTATTTGTGCATGTTTCCAATTCATTTTTTGCTTTTTGAATAAGTGCTTTATAATCTTCATCATCTTCTAATATATCTTTAATATTTTTAAATTTTCTTGTTTCTTTTTCATCTGATTTAATACTGAAATATATTTTTTGTTTTTTTACAGGTTCTTCTTCTATTATAAATGAAATTGAACTAATTAAATTTGATGCTTGATATAATCTATACTTTTCACCTGCTTTTTTGTCATCCCATTCAAAACATTTATTTAATTCACTACTTTTATTTTTCTTAGCAAATTCTAATACACTTTTATTGGATATTTCAGTCATTTTTTCTAATACTTCTAATTCTTCTCCAACTTTTTGTACATCTGCATTAAACCCTGCCGACTTCCAACTATATTTTTTCATTTTACCACCTCCTAACTCCTGCCATAGCGAACATTAACACACCCGAGCTAACCCCAAAACACCCTACCATGCCTGCCTTAACGCAATGCAACTCAACATAACACAACTCAACTAGACACACCTGCCTTAACGCACCCGAACTTATCGAACAAGAACGCACCCTAATCCAACGCAACACACCTGGCAAACCACACCTTAACCGAACACACAGTACCTAAACTAACCTGCCGTAACTGAACGGAACAAATCGCAACGTAACCTAACTTAACTTGCCTGCCATACCACTTCGCATCTCAACATTACGGAACACACCACATCTGCCACAACGCATAATACCTAAAATCAACAGAACGTAACTCAACACTCCGAACCGAACCTGCCTTACCTTACTTTACCATAACAGACCTAAATCAAACTCAACATACCTGCCGTACCTTACTTCATCATAACTAAACCCAACTAAACTCAACATACCTGCCAGGCCTAACCTTAACGCAACAGGCCAAAACGTAATCTAACGTACCTGCCGTAACGCAACGGAAACTAACTAACCATAAACGAACGTACCTGCCAGACCTAACCGAAACCTACAATAACCCAACGGACCCAACCTGACCTGCCATACCTAAACAAATCTCAACTAAACAGAGCATTCCTAACCCCACCTGCCTTAACAGGCCAAACCGAACCCCAACTGACCCCACCTGGCCTGCCATAACTGAACACAACTAAACCTAACATACTTGGCACACCGACTAAGACTCGAACTTAGAACTTCAGTTTTGGAGACTGACATTTTGCCTTTAAACTATCAGTGCATTTATAATCACTTTCTTGCCACTATATTGGTATTATAAAAAGAAAAAACAAAATTTTTAAGGCATTGTATGGTTCGGATGTGTCTAATATAGTGACAAGAAACTAATTACAAATTAGGCATAGTTTAATATGCCTAACTTAGTAAATTAATTATTGTTTCTTTTGTTATATTCTCTATTGATAAATTTATATCTACAGGTTCTTCTATCTTTTCTAATTTTTCTTCTATGATATTTCCATCTTCATCTACAACTTGTCTTACAACTTCTTTCTCAATTACTTCTTTATCTGTTAATTTTGCTCCTGCATCTCTTAACACATCTCTTAATCTTAATTGAGTCTTACTATAAGATTGTAAATAATCAAATATTCCCATTGTTATATCATTCCTACTTGATGTTCTTACACTTGCACCTGCACTAAAATCATTAAAATAAAATCTTATTGTATCTCCTATAGTAATAAATCCTACTACCATTTGTCTCTCTGTATTTTTTATTACCATGTCAAATTTTGCTAATATATTATTAGGGTCTAATACATAATATGTTTTATTTTCAGGCTTATGAGTTGCCTTAGCTATTACAAATTCAAATGGTACATCTTGACTATTACTTGTATACATATTCAATGTTATTAAAAAAGCTCCATGCCCATAATCTTGCCCTACATAAAATAATTCACTAGCTCCTTTTGGTAGTTTTGCATCTGTTATATCTCCACTAAATAATATATTATTTGTTGCACTTCTATATGATGCATCCCATCCAAATACTTCTGATTTATTCATTTGTTTTAAATCTAAATCTACTCTTTCTTCTCCTACTTGATGTTCTTCTTCTCCATAAAATCTTGGAGCAGGTTTTCCATTTGCAATATTCTTCCAATATACTCCATATACCATATTAGCTATTCTTGGTACTTCTATATATGACCCATCTGGTATATTCCCACTAAACATCTTTTCAGTTGTTGGTACTGCATATTGTACATCACTAGGAATATATATAGTCTTATCTTTTACCTTACTTTTTAATCTTTCTATTAAATGACTATATACACATTCATAAACTAATCCAACTCTTTCATCATAAGTTGATGTTTTATTCTCTAATGTTCTTACATAAGACTTACCATTTCTTATCCTATGAACAATATTCTTTGTTCCCTCTAACCTGTACTTAATACCATTTAATATCCTTAATTCTCTGAATATTGTTATTTCATCTAATTGTTTTAATAATTCAGTTAAATCTATAACTTCATTCTCATTTGTTAAACAATCTAATATATTCTTTTTCATAGGTTTATGATATTTTACTGCATACTTTCTTAATTTATTAATTGTATAATTCATTTGTTTTATGATAACTTTATCATATTTATT